TTTTAGGGCAGATAAACGACGATAAAAGCCAAGAAGCAAGAGACAATCTTGTTAGATATATAATACACGAAATGACCGACAATCTTCACCAAGAATCAATAAACAGCAAACACCAACAAAGGCAAAAGTATATAATAGCCTTAATCGGAGCCGGTTCAACCATAGTGACGTCTGTCATAACTGCAGTGCTTATGTATTTCTCTTCTTTTTCTTCACACTCTTCTTAACGGGCTTAGCAGCAACCTTCTTTTTAGCAGCTTTCTTCTTTGCAGCATTTAACGCTACTACCAAACACTGCTTACGATTAGTTGCAAAGGGGCCTCTTCCCGCACCTCTTTTGAGACCATTCCCCCAAGCTCATTCAAAGGAACATGTGCCCTAAGCCTTTCCTTTAGACGCGTTTTTCTTCTTATTGGACCTACTTTTTGCATTTTTCAAACCCTTTTCCATAATTTTTAACTTAGCGTAGTAACGGTTACTTTCTTTTAAATGGGTTAATGCTATTTTACCCGTCTTAATAAGACTGTTATTCGTAACGTTGGTCTTCTTATCTATAAGACCATGTTCTAACTCTACCTGCATGCCTTCATGGAACTGAGATAGAGGTATCTCATCAAAATCTATATATAGCTTTTTACCTATACGCTCAGCTACCTTCTTGCTTATTACCATGAATACTCTTTCTTTTAAAGGATGGACTCATTACGAGTCCACCCCAAAATGATGGAGAGAATAAAACTTTCTAGGGGTCTTATTCTCCAACGCCAAACGTGTTTTTACGACGCTTGGAGGAGGATAGTGTTGCCGCCAACTCATTATCAGTGTTTATCGACGATCCATCACGTTTCTTTTTTTTGCTTAAACCTAAAATGGATTCAGCTATACGTGTAGCTTTCCCTTTTCTTCTGGGGGAAGCAGGCATCATATCTCCTAAAACTTAGATGGATTAGTGCCTTTTTTACGCTTGCCGCCACGTGCGTCACCGTTCATTTGCTGGTCAACACCATAAATAGTGTCATCAAGAGACTCGTTCATGGTTAGATCAACCTTAGGATAGTGTTTCATGATAACGTTCTGGGGCATGTTTGCCATAGCACTGTTATCCGAAGATAGCATGCCACCCTTAGAGTTGCTGTGGAACTTCTTTTTTGACATAGTACATCCTTTGTAGAAACTGTCGACAATCAACTGACAGTTTCATTGTAGAAACTGCCGACAATCAATCGACAGGGCTATTGGCCCCTATCTACCCACAGGACACCCCGTGCAGTGATTGAGGATTCATAAAGAACATTACTAAAAATCGAAATCAAACAACAAGAACTATTTTACTATCGCAATAATATTATTGTTGTGGCATCTCCGGCTGTTGTGCTGGCATTTGCGGTTGAACTTCAGGTTGTTGCTGAGGTTGTTGTTGAGCCTGTTGTGCTTTGTCGCTCTGGGCGCCCTGCTGTACTTCTACTTTAGCTATCGCTTCTTGATCTTTAAGCATATTAGACATAGCTATAAGCTTCTGTATCTGGTTTAAGTCGATATCTTCCAGTTCTTTTAATGCTTTTACCATATCGAGTACACCGGACATGCGATTGCCTTGTGCTTCGGCAACACGCTCAACTGCCATAGATTCATTGGTTTTAACGCGAGAATCTCGCTCAACTGCAAGACCACGGTCGGCTTCAGCTCTTGAATTAGCCAAGTTAATACGTGCTTGTATCTCTTGCATTTCAATCTGAGCACGTTGTTGTTCCATTTGCTGAGCCTGCTTCGACTGCTCTTCAATAGTCTTCTTGAGTTGTGCCTTGTTCTGGATAGTTACATTTTCGAGTATCGCTTCGTCAGGTACCTTAATACCGATCTCTTTAAGATGTAATAACTGAGCAAGCGCCATTTGCTTTTGCGATACGGTATTTAAACCCTCAGTGACTATAGCATCGTAGGTACCATAGTTCTTATTGTAAAACTGAGCAGTTGGCTCTTGTTCAATGATTCGTTTAATTTTTCCCGGTGTAAAGTTGTTCTGGATAGTCGATAATATAATCTTACCTAAAAGCTTCTGGGACGTATCTAGTTGATCAAAAAGAACCTGCAAGGTAACAAGACCTGCTCCCTGGCGCAACATGCTTAATATGCCAGCCTTATCATCAGTGGCAGCACCGGTTAACTCTTCATTTACCCCTGATATTTGGTTTAATTCCTCACCAAGAATCTTAGAAAGCTCAATGGTTGATGGTGGTATTGCTGGTGACATTATCTGTTCAACATCAGTCATCATAGCATTAGCCTTCAGAGCTATGCCACGTCCTTGCCCAGATTGGAATACATCTTTGGGATTAACAAGAGCATTCTCTTTGTACTTCCAGCCAGAATTTACTTGAGATTCAAGGATATCAAGCTCGATTACTTTTCTACGGTTATATAAATACTGAGCATCACGAAGACCCCTAACTACACCCTGAATACGCCATGGATAGTACGGCATTTGAGGATTGTAATACGAAAATACAGGGACAAACGGATACGTATCAATACCCATAGGATTAGGACCGTCATACATAACCTTGCCATGAACAACAATCGCAAGCCTTACTGTAGGAACTTCTTGGTTAATGACCGTAATTTCTGGATAAATCTTTAAGAATTTCTTTAATGCTTCATCATCTTTAGACTTCCATTCTATTACTTCACCATTCTGCGTATCTACTAACATCTTCTGCGAACGATAATCACGATAATAAAACTCATCGTAGGTTAATAGATTGTTGCCACCAGTATCATAACTCTCAGGAAGATGCTGGAACTTGCCATCTTTGTTAGACCCGTGCGCCGTCATGCCCATGATTTCATCTGCTTTATCTGGCAACAAGGAAAGACATTCTGCTTTAGTAAGATATACACGCTTCCATAGTCCATTACAGTCAGACATGTCAGCCTTCCTAAAGTATGGATCTATGAGAAAACTATTATAAGGGCAATTATCAACCTTAATATTGCCCGAGATTGGATCATTTCTGTAATCAACCCACACTTGCAACAGGTTCATGCCCGTAATAAGAGAGCCATTAAAAGCATCAGATATAGTTTCTAAAACATTCTCCTGCTGATCTACCCACATAAATATCTTGGAGAACTGGTCTGCCGTCTGTTCATCACCATTCTCTACAGGGACAACTACTGTTGACTTGCGTGTTTGACGCTGCCTTCCTGAGATCATGTTAACGATACGTTTTATACGGTTAAAATTGAACTGTCTGCGACGATGTGCTGGCAGGTTGCCATACATATCATTCCAAAGAGTCTGGTCACCTGCTTCAAATCTGCTATCAATGTCAGCTTCGGCCCAGTATGAACTGTTTAATGTAAAGCTGTCCGTATAGAATTTCTCCATGCGCTTCAGGATAGGATAATCAATATCATTAACCGTTTCTTGATTTTGTGGAAACAGCATTATAGAGTCTCCAATTAATAGGTTGTCTAAGTATATGCATACTTAGACATACTAAAAAAGTAATAGTTAGAGCACCAAGCAAATTAAATAACTATCTTTTTATTGGTTGGCGAATTTCTACGATTATTATTATTCTCTTTACACGTAACCCAACGGCAGTTGCCTGGTTCATAGTTACCATCAATATCAATACGACTCATATGACAACCTTTTGGACGTTCCCCCATATCGGCATAGAAGTTCTCAAAAGACTCTTTCCATCGATCACAGACGATAATACCGCGAGCACCACAATAACGGTAATAATTATTTTTTTTATTGTAGCAATTAGCAAGCATTGATGCCCGCACTCTATAAGTAGGCGTACCACTCATATTATGCGTAACGAAAGTGCAGCGAAAACACCTCATAACTCCACCAGAAGTTAACATTCCTTTAAAAACTATTTTTATAATGCCACAATCGCAACGACATTTAACTAGAAAATTTCCACTTTTATCTTTACCTACATCTTCAAGAACTATATAGCTACCGAATCTTAATCCAACAACTGATTTAGTCCTACTTTTACGAGAGCAAGACATACATTGTTTTGAATAGCTATACATTAAATTATGTATTGGAACCTGTTGTTCTTTTCCACAATCGCAACGACATAAAACATATTTATTCTTTTTTCTAATAAAAGTCTCAGGACCTATCGCCGTCCACTTACCAAACTTTTTTCCTATAAGATCAGTCATCAGAGTCCTCAGTATCTTTCATCGCAGCCAATTCACCTAGTTTGATTAATAGTTCTTGTGCTTTCTCATTGTCGTCATTGACTAATGCATCTGATATCTGAGCAAATAAATGATTG